TTCAACAACATATTCATTACGATTGTATCCATTGATCAATGCTCCGCCTATCTCTATGGTATTAGCATGGTCGTCAATCTCATCAGTGAAATGAAGGTCTTGAGCTACACCCTTACCTACTGCACTGTTTCCAAATACAATGGCGTTATACACCCTTGCAGTCCCGGAAGCCAGTGTTACAGCCGTTGGGTCAAGCCTTGCAGATGTGGTTGAGCCGAAGAAATATCCCGCCTCATCCCATTCACGAATACCAACAATGTCCTCGTAAATAGCAAAACCTGCAAAATAACCTACTGCACCGGAGATTTCCGGTTCGTCCAGCATCTTTCCTGTATAAGCAGCCTGTGCAGCCGACTTATAGTTGGTTTCCTGCATTAACGCCGAAGCCTGTGCCGGATGTACCAATAAACACCAGAACGGATAACCGCTCTTTGTGGTCATGGTAGGAATTCGTAATTCCATGCACTTAACCCGCAAGTCCATAAGAATTGCAGCCGTCATACCGGTATCGCAGGTTGCGTCTGCTGCTGCTGTCATACCGATTGCTCCATCAAGATTCCCATTGGTTTTTAAGGTCTTTGCTGTTCCAACCGTAGTTAAAACACCGCCGTCATTTATGTACCAATTTGGGTGGTATCGCCTGGCAAGACCTAAACCGTCATCCGTTGTCCCTGAACTTAAATTCGGAGAAACACCCTCGTAGAAGGTTTGGAATATTGTCTGGTTTTCCCACTTACTGAACCACCGTGAAAGTTGAGGTTTCGCTGCCTCGTACAGTTTAAAGATTTTCTGACGCTGTTCTGACATCTGACCTGATCGTTTCATCACGGCTTTTCTATACTGATTTACATAAGAACGTAACCAATCCAGAGATTGATCTTCCCCCGTTCCTTTTAAAACAGTATCACCGTAAACCGGAGATCCTGTCAATTCTCTCAAGAAAGGTATGAGCATATTATCTCTACCCTCCTGAACAAAATCATTCAGAACCTCAATAGGTTTCCCGGAAGGCGTATAAACCTTATTACCGTTGTCGTCTGTTGAGATGTCCACATTGCCGGAAAATCTTGCGAAAAACGTATTAAACCACGTTTCTTTGCGAAGTTGAGCGTTTAGAATCTCAACATTCGCAATCCAAGATTGTGAAGTTTCCATTTGTGAAGTTTCCTTTTAATGTGTCCCGATCTACGGGACATGAATTAACTCATTACTGATTTACCCGGGAATATAACTGTTTCAATTCCTCCGGCGACATTGTGTCCAATGTCTTTCTAAGCTCATGGCGTGGCAGATCATTTATCCTGATAAGTTTGGCGTTTTTACCGCTGCCCTTTACATCCACTTTTGTCATTTGCTTACCTTCGGCTTTTACAATATCTTCCCGAGCCTTTTTTTCTCCGTTCATTGTGTAGAATTTCACCATCTTATCAACACCAAATTTATCAATCATAGCCTTTTGATAAGCCTGTTCGGTATATTTGCCGTCTTCAAGATAGTTTTCCGCAATGCCGGAAACGTCAGAAAAATCATCATCAGACATATCAATACCGGAATTCGTAAATCTCTCCTTTTGAGACGCTTTGAATTCCTGATTCTCTTTCGAGTTGAACCTGTCCTTGATCTGTTCATCTTGACGCTTTTGAAGCCAGTCCACTTCCAGTTGAGTTACTATCTCCTGCTGATTACCATAGTCATCAGGGTCTAATACCGGGTCAATCCGCCGTAGCTTTTCTCTCTCCGATTTTAAACCAACCTGTAACTCTGTAACCGTTAAAGATTGTCTCAACTGTTCAGGAGTCATTTCAGCATTCTCAGTCTGCTTCCGCAGTTTGCCAAGCTCACCTCCCTGCTCACTGATCTTTCGACTTGCCTCTTTGTGCATCTGGATTACATCACTTACCGACTTACCTTTGTACGCCGGATCAATGTCATCTGATACACCCTTTTCAGTAACTTCCGCTTGTCCTTCACCAGTTTTGCCTTCCGGCTCTGTTTCCGGTTCTTCCGTTTCCTGTTTTAAATAAATCTCTCCATCCTGCTCAACAATCAAACTGTCTTTTTCCTCAACAGTCTCTTTTGCCTCTGTTTCAGTCTGGTCTATAACTTTTTCTTCTACATCCATTTTATACCTCTCTTTTTAAGCGTTAGCCCTTTCTTTGTTTAATTTCGCCCCTTCCAGTCTTAATTTTTCCTCATCATTTATCATTCCCCTCTCTATCTTAGCATTCTCCAATAACTGCTTGGTCTCATCCAACTGCCGTGTCTGATCCCCCATCTCCGACTGTTGCTGTATTGTGTTGTCAATATATTCTATCATTTTATCTACTCCCTTTATAGGAGCTATCTCAATTAATGTTTTTACATCTACAAATTGAGGGTTCACCTGGGATATAATGTTAATCAAAGCCAGCATCTTCTCAAAATTCTCCTCTTTCGCCGTAACATTGTCATCCCCTTCATCCAACTCTACAAATACCGACGCATTATTCACGTTGTTTAATATCTGCCCGTTCCATGCAAGGTTTAAATACTCATCCCTGAACATTCCACCCTCTCCCTTAACCTTGATCACCCTGTCATATTCCGAATACACATAAGCAAAATTATCTACAAAATCCTTTGCTATTGTTTTTCTCAGATTGCTCAAATTTTTATAATAAGGGTTGATAGCCGCTGCTGCCCGTTCTACCTTCTTCTGAAACAGCACACCGGACTCTCCGCTTCTTCCCGATTCCCCTTTCATTGCCTCGTTTACCAATGATATTCGCTGAGCATATTGAACTGAATTCTCCGTGTTCAGCATAATATCAGGGGGAATCTGACCCGGAGGCATAGTATGAGGTTTGTTTATAGGGTCTTTAAGAGGATAAACCTGGTTAGGCATATTCCCTCTTTGCTGTAATTGCTTGATTACATCTTTTTCCTGCCTTGAAATAAATATCCCACCGGATAATATTTGGGTTACATAGTCCCTCACCTGTGATTTTCCCTTATTCACATCATCCTGAACATCCATCAGCAAATCAACCAATGATGTAGTCTCGTTTACCTGTGTGCTAAGACCATAACTGAACATAGGAAATATATCAAAATTTGCCACCTTCCCTCCGGCTTCCTCATCCATGATAATCACATTATTAAAATAAGGAACTAACGTGGTTACATGAATTCCCCCTTTCTCAAATTCTCTTATCTTTTGAATCGACTCATTCTCTGTCTTTAACTTCCTGAATTCCCCTGCCGTAATATTAAAATACTCCGTTCCGTCAAATACAGTTACCATCTTCTTAAATACCCTTTCCTGCATTTCCAAAATCTTATAACGGTCATTTTCCCTGTCATAGTCATTCAAAGACCCTTTGGAATAATCACTATCCTTAAACCTCCTGAAAAACATCGCTAACTGATTCCACCATCCTGACTTCTTCTCTGATTCCGCCAGATCCCCCAACTTAGCAAAAGCCTTACCATACTTTTCCTCTATGACATCTAAAGACTCCCATCCCTCTTTTATAATCCAACGGCAATGGGTTAATGTATAGTCGTTTGTCTTGGTCTCAGAGTCCACATATACCCGCATTCCATTAGCAATCTTATACACAAAATCCAAATACCCGTCGTCATTTACTTCAAAATTTCTCTCTATCCAACCACCTGTTTTGAATATTAACGCATCCAGAAAAACACCCTGTAATTTTTCTTCAAAATCCTGCTCGTCATTTATAGCGTTCCAGCGTCCCTGTATGGTATCTACTAAGTCCACACTCTCTATTGTCCTGGGAATAAATTTTGGTCTTTTCCTCGATAACTGCTCATTTCCCATCAGCGTAGATAAAATTGGCATGATAATATTATACTTTAATGTTGGCTTTGAATGTTTCTTCGCCTTACTTAAATCCGTCTTGTCCCAACTGTCATTATTAACATACCGCATTGCTTTTTCACTGTCTGCCCGACTGTCAGCAAAAGCGTCAACCGAATGTCTGTACGCTTTTAATATCTTGTCCGCCTTACCTGAAACGCCTCCTGTGTGATTACCGGAATACCCGGAAACCTCATTCCCCTCGTCAGCAGCAGTCCATGCTTTGGATTTATACCAGGATGATGATGTAGCCATTTCTATCCCTTATTCCTGCTTCCTTTTTCCTCTCATTGTGCCATCCAGCTTCCTGAATAATCAGAAGTATAAGCTAAATTGGAAATTTTCTCTCTCCACCCCTTAGCAGATGGGGCAATTTTTGTACTCCCTGCTAATAATTTCATAGCACCGTAACGTAGTCCGTCGTAAGCATGATCCTCACCATCCGTGTCCACATCCTCCGGGTCATTCGGCTTAGAGGGTAACGCCGGAATAGTCTCAATACAATAAGTACAGTTAGACGTAAACCGTATTCTCGGAGTTGAATTCTTAAACGTAGCAAGTCCATCATAAACCACCTTCGCCCCTGCCTTACGGTCATTATTTCCCATCGTTAGAAAAATACCACCATCAGAGTAAAACATTTTCGGTGAATACAGCACCCCCTCCTTTTCTGAATGCTTCGTGTTAAACGCCGGATCAGCAATGTCCATCTCAAAATCATCCGAAACTAAATTATAATTATCCCTGCTATACTCCGTTACAAATTTCACCTGCTCACTTGCTGCCATTCCCGTCCTGACAATCTCGTCAAATACAATTATATCCCCCTCTGAATCAGCCACAGCAAATAAACAAACAAAAGGATTTTTCGTCCCATAATCATAAAAC